CTATCCTAACCTTGCCGATTGTATCAACATTATCATTGAAGATTTAATGAAAATCATTTGTCTTAATGACCGAGATTTTGCCAAAGAAAAATTGAAAAAAACTTCTAAGGGGAAAGCGATTTCTTCTAAGACCAACCCGAAAAGAATTGGAAGGAGATATTTTAAGTGGGGTGAAGATAATGTTGTCTATGTCTATCCCAAAAATGGCGGTATTGGGGCAAAACTACGCCGACACATACGAAGAGGCCATACGAGGAAGCAACCTATCAAATACCCCGAAAATTATGGTGGTAAAGCGTTTCAAATGAATGGTGCGTGGTATGTTTCAAAAACAATTGCCCCTTATTGGGCGGGTGGAAAATCCACTATACCCGAAAATCAAATTTCTCCGTTTTGTTTTGGTGCTATCAAAATGAAATATGCGGGTGGTTCTCGTATAGCGAGTCAATGGATTCGGGAAGTGGAAAATGAGTTGGGTAAGAAACTCACTCACAACGAAAACGGCGGAAAAGAGCATAGAATTCCATATAATGACGGAAAGTGGTTCTTTATTGACGCTTGGGATGAAGAAACAAATACTGTTTATGAATTTCATGGCGATTATTTTCATGGAAATCCCTATCTTTTCAAGGCCGAAGATTTGAATAAGACTGTCAAGAAAACTTATGGTGAATTGTATGAAGCAACCATGCAAAAGAAGCAAATTTTAGAAGAGATGGGCTATAACTATGTTTGTGTTTGGGAATCGGACTTCCTTAACCTACAAATACCCCCTCAAGGAAAGTGATTATCATGTATGGTTGGGAAGCCTCTCCGCTTGACCCTATCCCCGAAACAGAACGATTGCGTGAAGTTAAGGGTGTGAATCCATTAGGAATTTGTAAAGGTGGTTGTAATCGCCTTTGTAAGATTCAAAACAAAACCTATCAAATATGCGAGCCTTGCTCTCGTAAGTATCGTTATTTTGGTCGTGATTGTGATGTTCCTAACTGTGAAGCCAAATCAAATGGAAAATCAACATTTTATTCCAAAGAAGGAAAGTATGTTTGTGGTGGTTGTTTCAACGCTTGGCAAAATCTAAATTATTGTGTTTGGGAAAGATTTGTGGAAGAACGGCATTTATACCTTGCCCGACCTAAAACATTTGTTAAAGCCATAAAGGAAGGGCTTGTTTCCACAGTTCCAAATCCTGTCAAACAAAATGAGGTTGCTGAATGTCAATTTTGTTATGAATACAAACGCATAGGCTATTCAAAATACCAATTATGCGACCATTGTGGTAAGACCCTTCAATTTCATGGTGAAAAGTGTTCCATTAGGGATTGTGATAACGATGCCTTTGGTTTTGACACCCACGAATCAAGACATTTTTGTTATCAATGTAGTCGCACCAAAAACAAGTATAGTATAGCATCTTATCACATCTATGAAACGCAAGTCCGTTCAATCACAAATTGTCAATGTTGTGGCGACCCTATATCGCATAACATGGAAGAAGGCTCACATCAATGCACCGCTAACATTGACCACGACCACGACACCAATGAAATAAGGGGAGTTTTGTGTTCTAATTGTAATTTCATTGAAGGTCAAATGAAAAAGTCATCACTTTCACCCCACACTCTCGCACGAAGAATGGTTTCATATTTAGAAAATCCACCCCTTAGCAAATCTTGGATGAAGAAATGATATTAGATAGTCGGAATGATAAATAAATATCATGTTCGGGAAAAATCTTGACAATAACCGTTTTTACGGTTTGTTAAAAAATGCGGAAAATAAAAATTTCCATGCGGATAAAGTCACCAATAGTGCAGGTTATACTGATGCTGATTATACTACTGCCGCTAATGGTCAAGATATGATTGGTAAAAGCGGAAAGACTAATCCTGTAAAGTGGGATGCCACACAAGGTATTTATGTCGTTAATAGGGGAGAGGGATTCGGAAGCATCGTTTCTAACGCTACTGATGCTGTAAAATTCCGAAAAGGATTTATGACACGATATTACAGGGGGCAAGGGGAAAATTTTGTTTTTGAATCTTTTAGTCCTAATGAGCCAAAGGTAGTCAAGCCATTTATGACTCAAGATGAGTTTGACGGTGTGGACACTAATGAAGATACCAACGGTGATACCAATGGTGATACCAACGGCGACGACGATTCTAACGGCGACATGGAAACATTGACTGATGATGGAACAGGTGGCGAAATTGAACCCGAAGAAGACAAAACCTTACTTTATGGTGGAATTGGAGTCGGAGTTTTGGCTCTAATACTTGTGATGAGAAAGTAAATTCCGAAAATTTTCCAAAAAATTCCGAAAACTTTCAGTCCCGCAAGTGCAAAAAAGAACATTTAGTCTTAGATAGTCGGAGTATTAAGAATATCTTATGTCCTTTGGAATATCACCCCTTGACTTTGGTATCAATGCTCACGCTTTGCTTCATTCGGAAACAGATGTTGGCGGAAATGGAACGGAAGAACCTGCGGAAACAAATTTAGATGAAAATACAACCTCTCAAAATTGTGATGACCACCAATGTCCCGAAGGCAAAAATGTTATGACTTCCACAAACGCTGACGGAACGGTTGAATGTTCATGTTTTGATAGTGGAAAAGCAGTAAGGGCGGTTGGCTACGGCTTAGGTGCTGTTGCCGTTGTTGGATTGCTAACCACAGGTCTTATCGTCTATGGAGTCGTTAAGGTCGCAGGTAAAATCTTCGGAAACTAACCTTAGATAGTAGGAGTATCAAGAATAACCTATGATTGGACATAATGTTTTTGACTTTGCTTTGAGTCCCAATCTCAAATTGTTTAATACAGAATATCAGGGGCCGACTTGTCCGTGTCCTCAAGTCGCCGCTTGTTGTAATGAGGATGGAGAGGGAATTTCGGATTTAGACCAAGATGGAGTCCCCGATGGACAAGATGAAAACCCACATAATGATGAAATTCAAGATATGTCGGATTATTTGGCTAATTTTACCAAACACAGCAACAAATCACTTTATCCCGGTTTAGGAAGTTCCGACCTTTACAAACCAAGTGCGAGAGCCACTATCAAAGGTGAAGGCAATTGTGCTAAGAAATGTTTTGACGACGCAAATTGTGTAGCCTTCCATCATTGGAAAAAGCACCCCGAAAATCAACATAAAGATTATTGTTATTATTGGTCTAAGAACAATTCCACTAACGAATATGGGGAGTTAAAAGAAGCATTAGGCGCAGGTGATGAAGGCAAAGGTTCGGATTATCAAGCCGATGCTTACATTAAGAAACAACCTGTTGAGGATGATGACACTAATGGCGGCGGATTAGGAGATGGTGGCCCTGCACCCCCACCGCAAGACGAAACTCAAGATTACACACCCCTTTTAATCGGTGGCGGAGTGATTTTGTTAATTGCATTACTATCCTAACCCTTTACATAGTTGGCTTTACGAGAGTTAGTTATGTTTGGACATGACGCTTTGAATCATGGAAACATTGGAAGGCTATTGTTAAACAGCGATTCGGGTTGTAATCCTACTCGTTTTACAAAAATAGAGCCACAAAGGGCAGTAAGTGGAATAAAAGAGTATGATAGGGTCAAAATGACTTATCCCGATGGTAATTCTCAATCATTTCAAACTATCAATGGTGCTTTGGATTGGTTAAGAAAAAAGAGCATATCCGCTACATCTTCGGAAGAATCTCAAACTTACTGCATTGTAGGATTTACAAGTAGTGACGGACACTTAAACACAGATGGAATTGAGAATGGGTGTGTATGCGCTCAACCGTCGAGTCCACCTGTCACGGAAAACGAAGAAAAAGAGGAAGAAGAGGAAGAAATTACGACCCAAACTGATGTTTCTTCACAGGTTGAACCCGAAGAACCCGATAACACCTTACTTTACGGTGCTATTGCCGTTGTTCTTATTGGTGGTGCATTCTTGTTCCTTAAGTGAACTTATTAGATAGTCGGTTCAATAAAGATTATTTATGTTCGCTCTTGAGCCTTTGAATTCCACTAATGTTAGTTCATTATTATCCTCTCAAAATAGAGTTTTTGATGCTCAAGGCACAGCCAACACTATTTCCGCTACGATGTCCACAGGTGGGGCTTATGCAGGTAAGCAAAGATATGTCATAAGTTATGCAAAACCAACAGGAACGCTTCAATCAAGAGGACATGACACCCTTCATCAAGCGTTGGCTGATTCAATTAGTGGAAATAATAGTGCTGTTAAAGCAAAACGCTTTACCTCATATTGGAGTAAAGATGAGTGGCTTGCTAAGTTTAATGGCGCACCCGCAGGTTTAGCGAAAGATAAGCGTCAAGCCCAACCACTACCTGCACCCGCCCCTATGCCATTACCCGCCCCTGTGCCATTACCTGCCCCCGCACCGACTCCCGAACCGACACCGATTGATAATCCCGGAGAAGAGAACTCAATTACAGATGACGATGACCTATCAATAACTCAAGATGATGTTATCGTGACTGATGGTGGCACAACAGATTCCACCGAAAGTGATGATTCGATAGCCACAACAGACGAACCAACCGAAGAAAAATCCAATATGGGTATCTTCGCTATTGTAGGTCTTGCCATCGGAGGAATCGGTTATTACTTCTTTAGTAAGAAAGAGTAGGGTTTTTATAACTGTTTGACTCATTGAAGGGCGTTATCATGCCGACCCGAACTAAGAAACTTATGTTCCGACCAAACGACAAATGTTTGTTTTGTTCCGCCCCTTTAACACGGCCTCCCACCCACCTACGAGCCTATTACTATTGTGGCGATGATTGTTGGAAACCTTGTAATCGTTCAGTTCGTTTTTTCAGTCCCGAAACACAGAAAAAGAGTGGGCGAGGAACTCCTGTTCATTTGTTAGTGAACATTTGGTGGGTTTTGTCTAACGCTGACACACCCCTTACAGGTGCATTGATTCACGAAAGGGTTGTTGCCAATTTTGGCGACCATACTCGCATATCGGCTAAAAGAGGCATTCATCGTTTATTGAATTATTTCAAACCCGAATTTTATGAGAGATTAGATACAAAACCGATTGAATACCAAGTGGTAAAGGATATTCCGTTCAAAGATGCCCTCAAAACTAAATTTTCATCAGCAATCATTAAATACCAAAAACCTGTCCCCAAGAAACAGGGGAACACACCATGACCAAAAATTATCGTCAAGCGGCAGGTTGCATTTTACTAAACATTGATGGCTCAAGCAAACCTCGTATTCTTTTGCTTCGTCGTTCCGTAAATGAAACTTCTATGCACGGACTTTGGGAATTGCCCGGTGGCAAACTTGAAGGCAAGGAAACCCCTGCCGAATGCGCCCTCCAAGAACTCCTTGAAGAAACGGGTCTTGAACCCGATTGCATCATTCGCACTATGCCCCCTCACATTGATGATGATATGGAAAAAACCTATCATGGAATTATGGCTCGTATTCGTGGCAAAGAACCTAAAGTCATATTATCCGATGAACACGACAAATACAAATGGATAACTCCCGAAAATGCACTCAAAATGTCCGAACCACTAAGCCATCATGCGGAATTCCTTTTCAAGAAATGGAAAGGTCTTAACTGAACATTTATTAACCCGTTTGAACAAAAGTAAATTGCGACATAAGTGGGGCTACCTCTCTTCGGGATTTGTTTTGCGACAATGACCACGCAGGTTCGCAAGGGATTTTCTTCATTTTCCCACCCCTCCTGCATCCCCTTCATCCGAAGTCATAGATACTTCGTTTTACAATAGATAACCAATGGCGACTGTCATTCTCATTGATGCAGGTTATTTCGTAGGCCGTATGCAGAAGCATTGGTCGCCTAAAGGCAAAATGCGTCGAGCGCATAATCAATTCAAGCGCAAGAAAATCAATTGGTTTCAGCGAAAATATCAATTCCAAAAAGCCCTCAATTCCGATTTAGGATTCTTAGAAGTCACTATGTCAAGAATGCGAGTTAATCCCAAATACGATAAATCTTGTTCCGTCATTCTTTGCTTTGATGGAATCAAAGGTCGTCAAAGAAGGGGTGTCCTTTACGATGCTTACAAAGCCAATCGCACATTCGCCGCCGATGGTGCATCCACTCACGAAGGCAAAGATGTTCGCCAAGTGTTTGAGTCAGCAGGTCTTGAAGTCAATGACTTGAAACCAAGATGGGAAGCAAGATATGACGAAAATTTGGAGGCTGATGATTTAATTGCGGAATTATGCCTCGCAGAACTCCTGCAACAAAACGATGTCGTGATTATGTCGGGCGATGCTGATTTATTTCAAATGCTTCGTTATCCCAATGTTCGTCTTCATAATTTCCGTCAAGAAATTACTGCCGAAGATGTGGAAGAAAAGTTTGGAGTTAAGCCCGAACATTTCGCTGATTGGAAAGCCTTAGCGGGTGATTCATCGGATAACATTCCGGGTGTTCAAGGGATTGGTGAAAAGAAAGCGGCTTCTTTGTTATCCCAATATGAAACCCTTGAAAAGATTCCTTCCGAAGAATTTAGAACCTACTCCGCCGCCAACATCAAGACCTTATCGGCTAAATTGAAGCGTGTCCGAGAGGACAACAAATGGTCTAAGTCAAAATGTAAGAAGGATTTTGGTTCGGCGTGGGAAAAGATTGAGAATGGACAAAAGGTTTCGCTTAGTGCCGAGCAAGTGCGAAAACTAACTCAAGCCTTTGACATATCGGGTTATCTCATCTTTGATGATTATTACCACCGTGCCTTAACTTGGAAGCGTTTAGTCCGACTACCTTTTGGTGATGGACAACCGACAATTTAGATAGTGGGCGAACCTAATCCCAATCATGCCTACTCCAAAAAAGTTTATTGAACAAGTAATTCAAATGGAAACTTTCTTTGAAGATGAAGAACCCACTTATGATGAGTTTATGCGTTATCCACCTTTTGATAGTTTGATGGAAGACGAGTTTTCCCTCCAAAACATGATTAACGCTTATCGTGAAGGAAGAATCGTTTTCATTGTGACCGAAACGGCAAAATCGGATTTCAAAAAACAAAAAATATGCAATTTTATCACAAAAGAAAAGCCTAACATCGTTTTTACAATTTACAATTCTTCGCCAACCACTTACGATGAAATAGACCCTACGATTCTCAACGAAAATACTCACGAAGCCCTTATGAAAGTCAAACTTGAGGACATGGATAAAACCAAAGTCAATAGTGAAAACTATGTGGGATGTAAAAATTTGACTCTTGAACAAGAATCCGCATTTTCCTCCTTCATCGCAAAAACTCTTTATACAAAAACTGAAAAAACATGGGCGGGGCAGGGAAAACAAAGTCTTGTTGTCATTTGGGGGAAGCACAGACACCTTCTTTTAACAACCCCATATCTCAAAATTTACGAACCATTTAACACGAATTTACCCGAATTTGTTTCCAACAGGCTTACGGAACTTTTTGAAAGGGCAAAAGTATAAATACCAAATCTAAAAAAGAAGATAACATGACGACCCTATCCGACCACCAAGAATCCGATATTTTCTCTTATGAGAGAACATGGGATGATATTGAGGCTATGCTTGATAAGGCCGAAAGAACCCTTAACTTCCATCAGTTAAAAATGACTCAATATGCACCCAAAAGCAAAAAGTGGGTTTTTCATGCTCGCAATTACAAAGCCCTTCAAGGTGTTGTTAAAACACTACGATGGTGTCTTGGGGACAAAAATATCCAACACCCATTAGATTGATTATTCAATTGAGGTATCGCCTTCAACATAGGATATTATCCCTTCGGCAAATGCTCTCAATTGTTCGTGAGTTAGATTGTCAAAATTGACGGCGAAATCATAATCATCGTTATCAGCGTAAAACTCAAAAGTAGCGTTTTTTAGATAGAGCCATAAGCCCCCGAAATTTTCTTCGCTTAAGCACAGGTTTTCAATTTCAATTATTTTCCCCATGCACATTACTTAGACTTTTTGTTATCTAAAAGTGCATAACCGCATCCACATTCCCAAACATTACCGATTAAGGTCATTTCTTTTTGCTTAAATCTTGTGCTACAAACAGGACAATTCATTCTTTACCCTCCGTATCATGTTGTTCCCATGTGATGTTTTCACCACACGCCTTACGGTCAAGATACGCATTATAGTCCTCGTCAAAATCAGCCTCTTTTTCATGGCTTGAATTGAAAAGCACAATTTTTACAGGGTTTCGCCAACGATAACCCGCCATAGCAAGCATTTCAAGCAAACCTTTGATTCCTCTATGTTGATAATCTCCGACAGTCACTTGTTGAATACACTTATGCAACAATTCTTCGTCAATCCGAAGTTCATCCATGCCTTCTCATTAGTGGACTGTGTATCTAATTGTTTTGTTTCCTAAGCCTTAGATAGCAGGATTGCCTAAATTGAGTCATGGGTATGATTTTAGATGGCACAGAATTACCCGTTTGTTGTGGAGTAGGTTTTCGTATCTTTCCCTACAATGGTGATGTAATCATCACTTGTGATTCAAACCCCTGTAATAAAAGTAAAACATTGAATAATTTGAAAGATGGCATCTTGTGGGAAGATTGCGAGTATTGCGGTGGCGACCTTTACGAAGAAACTAAAAAATCAACAAAGGAACTTCCCGACGATGTGGAGGACTTAACCGTTTGTGAGGGTTGTTGGGAAAAACATTATGCACAATTTGAAGCCGAAGACCAATCCGCTTATTGGTTTTTGAAAGGTGAGATGCAAAGTCGTGCGCCTCTAAACGAAATGGATTTAGAACAGATTATGGAGATGCTACAAAATGTTCCTAAGAAAGAAATGAACGAAGCGATAGAACAAGCGGAAATGATGGGCGATGAAGCGGCGATGATTGTTCTTGTCATGGCGGATAACAAACGCAAATTCCGAGAAGAATACGCTTCCGAAGACGAACCTTCCGTTGAGAAATACACTAACTTCTTTGCCGGGCTGAAAGCCCAAAATCCCGATTTAGCAAGAAAGATTGAATTTTCTGTAAAAAACTATGATGACTTGCCAAGAAAAGAGATTGAAAGTGCAGGGTTTGATTACGACAAAATTGAAGAATGGGTTGATTTAGTCGGTGTTGAAGATGAGAATTTACAAGGTTATGAATCTTGTTCTAATTGTGAAGGCGAAGGCTATGTATTGACTTCTTACACTTCCGCTACACGATTTGACCCTGCCGATGGTGACGGAGAAGATTGCGAAGAGTGCGGAGGGACAGGAATGATAGACCCTTCGGATTACATGGATAAAGAAGGTCAATACAAGGCTGAATCTTGGCTTACCGAAGGAAAATGTGCTATTTGTAATTCACCTTCAAAATTCACCGTGATGACAGCAATTGGTGAAAGGTCATTTTGTTGCGAGGCTTGTTATGCGGATTATGTGGGGCTTCCTGTTGAGGAAGAAGGTTATTATGGATTGGCTTCCGAATACAAGGCCGAAGAAACAGAAATGGATAGAGCGAAAATAATCTTGGATAACATCATCAAAGATGTTTGGCGTGAGTTCAACATGGGTTCTCGTTGGCGTTATACTAAAGAAGATTGGTTGGATGCTAAGGTTTTAGAAAATGACGGGACTCCGACAGGGTGGCTACAAACTCCGCAAAGGAAAGAGTATTACAAAAAATCCTATCCTATCCGTGATTCCGATTTACCGTATGAAGAATATGAAGACGATAATGATGTTGGCTACACATGGTCGCCCACCGAATTAGCATTTGAAATGGTGGAAAACTATCAAGACAAATTGAGGAAGCGATATGGAAATCATTCCATAAAATTAGAGTTAGAAGAGGAAGCGTGGAATCCGAGCGCACGAATCTATATGAAAATATCAATCGGAAAAGAAACGATGGAAAAGAATGCCGAAACCTTTGAAACAAAAATTAGTAAGACTTGCCCTAACTGTGAAAAATACGGGAGGGATGCTACTACGGACTATATTTGCGATATGTGCGCTCAATGTAAAGGATGTTGCGAAACCTCTTATGGTTGCTATGATGTAGCAATATGTAATGACTGTGATGGCTCTTTTATCGGAAAAGATATTGATGGTTGTTGCGGTTCATGCGATGACTGTTGCGAATGTGACCAAGACCCAAGTATGAATGCTGAATCAAAATCAATGAATTCTTATCTTTTGGGCGCAGGTATTTTTGCATTAACACTTGGTCTTCTTTCCCGAAAACGATGAGTTATACTCTTACGAAGTAAGAGTCTAACTTGGATTCAACCTAAAACCCACATTTATTTGATTTAATTCCAAATTTGACAAGAGGAAACTTTATTAACTTGATTACCCCACCAAAAATCATGTTCCGACGCAAAAAGAGTCCGACCCGAATTCAAGAAGCCCTCAAAGATGGTTGGTTTGATAATGAAAGAGGAATTATCGCCAATCTTCCTTATGCTGATGTGATAGGAACATCGGGTCAAGGAGGAAGCCTTCGTGTTGATTACGCTACGCTCAAGAAGATTTTCGGCAAGCCTTCCGTTGATAACAAGAATGGAAGAGGTTGTAAAATCCGCAAGGAATGGATTATCAGCATTGATGGAGTCGTTTGCACTATCTATGATTGGAAGCAGGGCTACGATTACACCAAGCCAAAAGGAGGAATGCCTCTCAAGGAATCTCGATGGTCTGTTGGAGGTTCACACCGAATCAGTTTCCGTCTTGTTCAAGGAGTTATTGATTCGTATGTGGCGACAGGTATTCTCCCGAAGGTTGTTCGCTTAAATGGAAACAATGAGGGATGGTAATTAGGGTCTTGAACCCGACCATTTAGATACCCCTTTGCACAATGTAGGAGTATGCCCTGTCGTATCACCATAGATTCAAACGAAGGGGAGTTTCTTTCACACATTTTGAAGCATGATGAGAAGAAGCGATTGCCTGTGGGTGATGTTCTCCTTGAATGTGGCGATACTGATTGGGTCTTTGAACGGAAGACATGGGGTGATGGGCTTAACTCATGGAAGTCAAAGCGACTCCAAGACCAAATTGCTCGTATGATAGAATCTCACGATAACTACGCCGTCATTGTGGAAGGGAAGCCCGAAGACTTCTATTCCCCAAGCCCCGACGATTGGGGGCATTTCCGTGCGTTCCTTAACCGTGTTTCCGTTGAAGTGTGTCCTGTGGTCTATACAGATACAATTACTGAAACGGCTCGCTACATCAATTCATTCAAACTAAGATTAGAGGATGAATCACAAGGCCATTTCGTGCGCCCTGTCACCGCCGTAAAATCATCTCGTAATGCTCATCATAACCTTTTACAGTCCATGCCCGGAATTGGAAGAGAGAAGGCAAAATCACTTTATGACCATTTTCCGAATCTAAAATCCTTGTTTAGTAATTGGACAGCCGCCAAAGACGAGAAAATCGTTGTGGGTAAAACTTGGGCGAAAGTGGAAGCATTCATCAACAAAGAATGGGGAACGACTCCTAAGACACCCGAAGTAATCCGAGAACGGAAGAAAAGCGAAAGCACTCAAAGAAATCTTGATTGGTTCACGGAGGCATAAACATGAAAATAGAATTATCAGCCAAGACCGCTAAAGCCTTTGTAAAAGGTGTTGAAAATATGACCGACATGATTTTATTATCATTTTCTAAAGGTGGTGTCAAAACACGAACTCTCAATTCCGATAACACCGCCCTTCTTGATTTGGAAATCCCGAAAGCATCCACCGAAGTTTATGATTTCGGAGAAGATAACTCCTTTGAAGTAGCCTTATTGATTGCTGATGTGAAAGACATGACGAAATCACTTGTCGTTAAAGACACTCTCTATATGGAATACAACCTTGACGACCCGACATGGCTTATCCTGTCAGCAAATGGTGTGGAGAAGCGTGTTAGGTGCAAAAATGCTTCTTTGATGAAGAGGCACAAAGTTCCACCAACGGATTCTAAGTGGTCTATGGAAATTCCATTCAAACAAACGAAAGCCTTTTTGTCCACTTGTAAAGACACTCCTACTTTTGAGGTTTCAATCAAGCATGATGAAGGCATTCAATTTCAATCTAAGAGTAATGATGAAGAAACTTTGACGATGGAATTATCTCAAGATGAAGTCAATCTTCATGCCGAAGAATCGCAAACATGGATTACCAATTTGACCCCTGCCAATTTACTTTCCCTCTTATCCGTTGCATCAGCCAAGACCGTTATTACTTTGAAAGGTAGTCACGATGCAGTTATCAAAGCGGAATGGAAGGAAGCGGGTTTAATTCTTAACGGATGGATTGCCCCTCGCACATCATAGGAAGTGAAATTATGCAAAACAAGAAACCAACCATGTTTGAAGCCGCAAAGAAAGTAATGGGAATTATGGAACAATTGACCGCCCGACAAATTATTGTCCGATTGAAAGATAATGGAAGAAAGGAAGTGCCGACCCCAAGACAGTTAGCCCAAAGATTCCGCACCGACCAACAAATCAATGTCATAAAATCAAGGTCGAAGAAGGATGAAACCATTTTTCAAAAGATTACAGAATGAGGTCTTGAAGGCTATTCAATTGGGTCTTGAAGACAGATTTTTGATTGTAGCCTCAACATTTAGATAGTTCCAAACACAACATTAGTTTCCCGCCGATGGCGCAGTTTGCGATTATGATAATTCGGCGGAGAGGAAGTGATATTATGCAAACCAAACCATTTAAGTTATCGGACAATTTCGTAGCCAAATATAAAAGAAAGAAAGCACCTTTTGGTTTCAATGGTTTGGGAGAATTAGTGTATAATCGGACTTACTCTCGTTTGAAGACTGATGGTAAAAACGAACAATGGTGGGAAACTGTTCAGCGTGTTGTCGAAGGCACATTCAATATGCAAAAGAAACACATTGATGCTCATGGTCTTGGTTGGAATTCTTGGAAAGCCCAACATTCAGCCCAAGAAATGTATGACCGCATCTTTCAAATGAAGTTTTTACCTCCGGGTCGTGGACTATGGGCTATGGGAACGCCGATTACCGAAGAAAAGGGACTTTTTGCCGCTTTGAATAATTGTGCTTTCGTTTCCACCGACAATATCGCAAAAGAGTTTGCGAACCCGTTTTGTTTCCTTATGGATGCTTCTATGTTAGGAGTCGGTGTAGGATTTGACACCAAAGGTGCAGGGACACTTGTTCTCAAAGGCCCAAATAGAGAGCGAAGGATTGAAAATTGGACAATTCCCGATACAAGAGAGGGTTGGGTTGAATCAGTCCGTTTGCTTCTTGATTCTTATTCAATGGGAACAGGAATGATAGAGTTTGATTACGATTCCATTCGCCCCGAAGGAGTCCCTATCAAGGGATTCGGTGGCGAGTCAAGTGGCCCACAACCCCTTATTGAATTGCATAATGTTATTCGTGAAACATTGGACAAGGAAATTGGCAACCCTATTTCTATTACTTCCATTGTTGATATTATGAATCTCATTGGAAAGTGTGTTGTCGCAGGGAATGTGCGAAGAACGGCGGAAATTGTCTTTGGAGAACCCGACAATGACGAATACCTTGATTTGAAAAACTATGAAGTCAATCCACATCGAGCAACTTATGGTTGGACTTCTAACAATTCTATTTACGCCGAAGTAGGGATGGATTACAAGCCTTCTGCCGAGCGAGTGAAACTCAATGGTGAACCGGGATATGCTTGGCTCAAGAATATGCAAGACTATGGGCGCATGGCTGATGCCCCCGATTACAAAGACCGCCGAGCGATGGGTGGAAATCCATGTTTGGAACAGACTCTTGAATCTCACGAATTGTGTTGTCTTGTTGAAACATTCCCTAACAATCACGAATCCATTGAAGATTACAAAACCACTTTGAAGTATGCTTATCTTTACGCCAAGACTGTCACTTTGGGTAAGACACATTGGCCCGAAACTAACCGGGTGATGCTACGAAATCGCAGAATTGGATGCTCAATGTCGGGAATTGCTCAATTTGTCGCTAATTGTGGAGTCGGAGAATTGAAGAATTGGATGGATGAGGGCTATGCTCACATTCAAAATTTGGATAAAGAGTATTCCGATTGGATGGCGATTCCTCGTTCAATTAAGACAACAAGTATCAAACCATCGGGAACAGTTTCTTTGCTCGCAGGTGCTACACCCGGAATTCACTTCCCCGAAAGCCGATACTACATTAGAAGAATGCGACTTGGTATCAATTCATCTCTTGTTCCTTCCTTAGAGAAAGCGGGCTATAAGGTTGAACCTGCTTTTGGTTCGGAAGATACGACTTGTGTTGTGGAAATCCCTGTTGATGTTGGCGAAGGTGTCCGAACCTTAGATTCCGTTTCCATGTGGGAACAATTGTCCCTTGCGGCACTTGCACAGCGTTATTGGGCGGATAATCAAGTTTCATGCACCGTCACTTTTGACCCCGAAGGCGAAGGTGGACAGATTGCATCAGCCCTTGATGTTTTCCAATATCAATTAAAGGGTATTTCCTTCCTCCCTCGTTTGGACTATGGCGCATATCCTCAAATGCCATACGAAGCCATTGACGAAGAAACCTACAATGAGATGAATGCAAAGGTCGGTAAATTGTCTTTTGGTCGTGTCAAGGGTGAAGAAATCGTAGTGGAAAGATTTTGCGATAACGATGTTTGCGAAATTGACTTTAACCCGGTGGAAAACGAAGTCCCATCGGAATGATGTTGAGGTATTTATACCCGTAAGTCCAATAGTGGGCTTATGATGGATAATCCCGTTCTTGAAACGATGAGCGAACATTTGACGAATAACCACGATAACGATTGGCGTTTTGAGTGGATTGACTATGACGGAATTGCTCTTAATTGTTATCTCCCCACAGACAGTAAAAATACTTACTTTATCGTTGATGCTTCCCATTATGAAATCTTAGAGAAGGGGAACAATATGCCTCAAATTTTGATTGATGAGGTCTTGACGGTTCTTAATGACGCTTTGCGTGTGGAAGTCGGTTGGAATTTGACTGAAAATCCGAAGAAGTGGGCTTAGAAAAATTTATTAACTAAATTCTATTCGTTCTAATTGAACGGAGATTCCCGAATCAAGTCGGCTCGCTACCGATAGTTAGGAAGAATTAGAAAACCCTTTTGGGAATTGGGGGTGAAATGCCCTCCCCGTTCCTCATTTTCAAAACCATTAGATACTAAACCCAACAATTGTTCCAACATGGGTCTTGGCGGTTGGGCGATTACGGAACAATGTTTTGAGTGGATGCTTGCTAATGTCCCTGCGGGTTCTAAGGTCTTAGAATTTGGTTCGGGTATGGGAACAGGAGAATTGGTAAAGCATTTTGAAATGACTTCTATTGAACAGGATTCCTTTTGGTTAAATGGTTTTTCAGGTTCTCGTTATATTCACGCACCCCTTGATGGACATTGGTATTCTTGGGATGCTTTAGAAGCAGGGAATCTTGAAGATGATTATGCTATGATTCTCATTGATGGCCCAACTCGGTTTTCAACCACTACGGGGCAAAATTCGGAAACTGCCCGAATGGGGATTTGTGATTATTATTTTGCTAATTCTGTAAGATTTCACGATTGTTTTATCGTCATTGATGACACCAACAGGCCCAAAGATATGTTGTTAGTGGAATTTTTCCTTAAACAAGGGTTTGAGAAAATAACCGAACAAAGGGATGATGAGAAGCAATTTACCGTAGTTAGAAAGAATGTAAATCCTTAGATAGTTCGCCAACCGATAGTATCTTAATGTGTAGCACTTGTGGTTGTAAAAGTGCTGAAACGG